TTGATTCAGTATCTTCAATGCCTACCAGTTACAATGATTGTAGTAGATGGAATTGAAGCAGATGATACAATTGGTTATTTAGTAGGTAAATTTGAAAAATTTAATGCCACTAAAGAAGTAACAATATTATCAGCTGACAAAGATTTCCTTCAATTAGTAAGTAATAAGGTTCAAGTATATTCTCCAACCAAAAAGAAAATATACAAACCAAAAGATGTACTAGAGGAATTTAATGTTAGTAGCTACAATTTCGTTAACTATAAAATACTAATGGGAGACAATTCAGATAATTTACCTGGTGTTGATGGTTTAGGACCTAAAAAGGTAATTAAAATGTTTCCTGAATTAGCTAGTGACACACCAACAACATTAAATGAAATGTTGGAGAAAGCAGCTAGTAAAATAGACGAACATGATTTGTATGGTAGAATAGTTGAACGAAAACATCAATTAGAAATTAATAGTAAACTAATGAATTTACAAACAATGCCTATATCACCTGAGAACATAGAAATTATACAGCATAGTTTTAATTCGCCTTATGAATTGAATGCTCATGCGTTTATGACTATGTATGTAGCTGATAGATTAGGTGAATCAATTCCTAACACACCAAACTGGCTTAACCAAGTATTTGGTCCTTTAAGTACTTTTAAGTAAATTTATAAAATAAGTTATGACAACATTAAGCAAGTTAAATCAGTATGGAAATGCGTTTCAAGTAAAGGTATTAGGTGCCTTGCTAACACAACGTGAGTTCCTTCTTAATATAGCAGATTCTCTAGATCCAGAATACTTTGAATCTAGTGCACATAAATGGGCTGTAGAATACATTTCAAAGTACTTCAGCCAATATCACACTTACCCTACTATTGAAACATTATCAATTGAAATTAAAAAAATTGAAAATGAAGTACTACGAATTTCTCTCACTGACTCACTTCGTGAAGCTTATAAAATGGCTGATGCAAGCGACTTGGAATGGGTTGAAAAAGAGTTTAGCGACTTTTGCAAAAACCAACAAATGAAAAAAGCCATCATGACCTCAGTTGACTTGCTCAACATGGGAGATTATGATGGTATCAGAGCATTGATTAATGATGCTATGAAAGCAGGTGAAGACAAAAACGTTGGTTTGGATTATGCAGTAGATATTGAAACACGATATCGTGATGATGATCGAGGTGCTATCCCATTCCCTTGGAAAACATTTAACGACCTTACACAAGGTGGTTATGGTAAAGGCGATCTAGTACTACTATTTGGCAATCCAGGTGGTGGTAAATCATGGGGCGTTATGGCAATGGGTGCTTATGCAGCAGCATTAGGATATAATGTTATCCACTATACACTAGAATTATCTGAAGGATACGTTGGTAAACGTTACGATGCTATATTCTCAGGTACAGATGTTGATAAACTAAATGAACATCGTAAAGATGTAGAAGAAGCAATTGGTAAGGTTAAGGGTAAAATAATGATCAAAGAATACGCTCCTAAACGCGCATCCTTAGATACGATAGAGGCACACCTCCAACAGCTTGAACATCAGAATGAATTTAAACCTGATTTGATTATAATTGATTACTTGGACTTGCTACGCACTAAAGGTAGAAAAGAACGTAAGGATGAAATTGATGATGTTTATACTGATGCTAAAGGATTAGCAAAACAACTTAACATCCCTATTGTATCTCCTTCCCAAGCAAATAGAACAGGTGCTGATGAAGATATCTTGCAAGCTAAAAATGCAGCAGGATCTTACGACAAGATTATGATTGGGGATATAATTATATCCTTAGCTCGAGGACGTAAAGACAAAGTAAATGGAACTGGTAATTGGCACTTTATCAAAAACAGATATGGTGCTGATGGATTAACATTCAGTTCCAAAATTAACACAGCAAACGGATTTATAGATATATACGATCAACCTTTAGATGACGAGGAATTTGAAACTAAGAAAACTAACAAGAAAACGAATGACTTTTCCGAAGTAGGAGTAGAAGACAGGTATGTTCTTCGAAGCAAGTTTTTGAAATTTGAAGGGGAATCGTAGTATATACTATATTTATAACTACAACAAGTAAAAAACATATGATGACAGTTAAAAGGTTCACGGCTGCATGGTGCGGCCCGTGTAAACAGCTTGCTCCTGTATTCGAGGAGCTTAAAAACGAAATTACAAACGTTAATTTCGAAACAATTGACGTTGATGCAAATAGAGAAGCAGCCATAGAAAAAGGGATATCTTCTGTTCCAACAGTAATATTAGAAAAAGACGGAACACAAGTATACCGATTTAGCGGTGTGTTACCTAAATCAGTTATAGCTGGTATCATTAAACAACATTTAAACAACTAAAAAAAACAACAGAGAAATGGACGTAACACAAGGCATCCTTAGTGAGATTACTACTTACATGAAATATTCTAAGTATGTACCTGAGAAAAACAGAAGAGAAACATGGGAGGAATTAGTAACACGAAACAAATTAATGCACCAAGAAAAATTCCCACAATTAAAAAATGAAATCGAAGAAGCCTATAAATTGGTCTACGATAAGAAGGTATTGCCTTCAATGCGTAGCTTGCAATTCGCTGGTAAGCCCATTGAGCTTAATAATGCTCGCATATTTAATTGCTCTTTTCTTCCTATTGACGATTGGAGGGCATTCAGTGAAATAATGTTCCTTCTCTTATCAGGATGTGGAGTAGGATATAGTGTACAAACACACCACATTGAAAAACTTCCTGAAATTAAAGTACCAACTAAAACAAAACGTTATTTAGTAGGTGATAGCATTGAAGGATGGGCTGATGCCGTTAGAATGCTTTGTAAAGCATATTTTACAGGAGCTCCTCTCCCGTTGTTTGATTTTAGAGATATCCGTCCTAAAGGAGCTCAATTGATTACTGTAGGTGGTAAAGCACCTGGCCCTGAACCACTTAAGGAATGCTTATTTAACCTCCAGAAGGTATTTGATAGAAAGAAAAATGGAGATAAATTATCATCAGTAGAAGCACACGATATGGCTTGCCACATTGCTGATGCTGTATTATCAGGAGGTATCCGTCGTGCTGCTCTTATTTCATTATTCAACTTGGATGATGAAGATATGTTGACTTGTAAGTTTGGAAACTGGTGGGAAGAAAACCCTCAACGCGGTCGCGCTAACAACTCTGCAGTTGTAATGCGTCATAAGATTGATGAAGAAGAATTCTTCAAATTATGGAAGAAAATTGAATTAAGTGGATCTGGAGAACCAGGTATCTACTTCTCAAACGATAAAGATTGGGGAACAAATCCATGTTGCGAAATCGCTTTACGCCCATTCCAATTCTGTAACTTGTGTGAGGTAAACGTTTCAAACGTTGAATCACAAGAAGACTTAAATGAGCGTGTTAGAGTAGGAGCATTCATCGGTACACTACAAGCAGCATACACTAACTTCCATTACTTGAGAGATGTATGGCAGAAAACAACTGAAAAAGATGCTTTATTAGGTGTTGGAATGACAGGTATCGGATCTGGAGCTGTATTAGGGCTAAACTTAAAAGAAGCAGCTGATGTAGCTAAAGCAGTAAATGCTGAAGTAGCTGAAAAGATTGGTATCAATAAAGCAGCTCGTGTTACTACAGTTAAACCAAGTGGTACTAGTTCATTAGTATTAGGTACATCATCTGGTATCCACGCTTGGCATAATGATTATTATATCCGTCGTATTCGCGTTGGTAAGAATGAAGCAATCTATACTTACCTTTCTATTCATCATCCTGAATTAGTTGAAGATGATTTCTTCAAACCAACAATCCAAGCTGTAATTTCAGTACCACAACGTGCTCCAGAAGGTTCTATCTTAAGAACTGAAAATGTAATGGATATGCTTGAACGTGTTAAAAAATTTAACATGCAGTGGGTTAAGAAAGGACATCGTAGAGGAGCTAATACAAATAACGTATCAGCTACAGTATCAATTCAAGAAGGTGAATGGGAAAAAGTAGGACAATGGATGTGGGAAAATAAAGAAACATTTAATGGATTATCAGTATTACCTTACTTTGGAGGTACTTATACTCAAGCACCGTTTGAAGATATTACTAAAGAACAATTTGATGAAATGGTAACACATTTACACAATATTGACTTAAGTAAGGTAGTTGAATTTAGTGATGATACTAACCTAATGGATCAGGCCGCTTGTGCTTCAGGTGCCTGCGAAATAGTGTAATGGAGGAGCATGTGAAATTATACTCCTGCTATATTTATTGTAAACGATAATATGGCAGGAGTTATTTATAAGATTATCAATCCAAATAATAAGATCTATATAGGGTGTACTATTGATTTTAAACGTAGATTATCTGAATATAGACGATTAAGCATGGCTGGACAGATTAAATTATACAACAGCTTAGTTAAATATGGGTTTGATAATCATATATTTGAAATAATAGAAGAATGTAGTGAAGATATACTTCATGAACGTGAAATATATTGGATTAAATATTTTAATTGTATAAAGGAAGGATTAAATATTAGACTAGGTAATAGAACAGGAGCATTAATGGATAGTACAAAACAAAAAATATCTGAAGCTCTTAAAGGACGAAAAGTAACATGGGACTCTAAAGGACCTAAAGACTATAAATACACAGAGGAACAAAAACAAAAAATGAGAAAACCTCGTGTGAACAGATGGGAACGAGAAAAATTAGTATCCTCTAATATAGTTGAAGAGATAAGAACTAAATTTCAATCAGGTATTAAGCGCTCAGACCTAAGTAGGGAATATAATATAAGTTGGGGTACTATAAAAAACATAACTGACCATATAAATTCATATAAATGATAAAATTAACAGACATATTGCGTGAAGCTAAACAAGTAGGCACCTTATATCATTACACAGAAAAATGGTTATTAAAACAAATAATAGAAAGTAATACTTTACTAGCTCCCGTTAGTTTTACTAGGTCAAAAGATAAAAAAACGGTATTTTGGATAGGAGCAGAGTGTGCTTTAGTTGTTAATGGTGATAAATTATCTAATACTTATAAAATTAGGCCTTATCAATCTCACGATGAAGAAGGTAGATTTTTTGATGAAATGGAAGAAAGAGTAGATAAAAATATTACCTCTTTAAATAAATATCTTATCAAGGTAATATTATATGGACCAGACCCAGAAATTGAATCTTTATTAACAGAAAAAAACATTCCATACGAAATCGTCTAAATTTATAGAAGGAGTTCATTATTACATGGATGGGACTAGGGTAGTATTTACTGCCCTATCCCACATTCAACGAGGATCTTGTTGTGCAAGTGGTTGTAGACATTGTCCTTATGATCCAAAACATAAAAAGGGAAGAGTGGTATTGTCAAAAGAAAGTCTTAAATTTGAAATTATGAGATTAGAAGAATTACAAAAACAAGTTGAACAAATCCAATCAACTGATATAAAAGGATTATCTCCTGAACAACTAGAACAAATGGTTGAACAGTTATCTTCATTATTAAATGAAGGCTTTCCTACATTAAATCAAGAAATACAAAATCAGGTTAATGAATCAGAAGATTGAGAATATTTTAACAATAATAGGACTATTAATTTTAGCATGTTTATTATTTGGTTTACCACTTCAAATATTGTGGAACCTATTGATGCCTGCTATATTTAACTTACCTTATATTTCGTTTTGGCAAGCATGTGGGTTACAGTTAATGGCTGCTCTGTTATTTAAATCCAACATTACAACAATTAAATCAGAATAATATGTTTCAGTCAACAAAAGTATTTGACGGATACAGTTGCGTATTCCGTCAATGGAAAGCTGAAGGAACACATTGTAGATTCCTTCATGGCTATGGAGTATCATTTAGAGTATGGTTTGAAGGTGAATTAGATGAGCGTAATTGGGTTTGGGATTTCGGAGGTATGAAACGTGCTAAAGGAACCATTGATGGGATGAATCCTAAAGCATGGATGGATCTC